CATCGCTCGGCCGTTCCAGCCGCAGATAGCGATAGGTCTCCGCCTTGAAGGTCGCCGTGGCCACTGTCCAAAGCCGCGCACCACGTTTGAGCTTTCGTCCGTTCACGGTCGCATCAACAAAGGTTGGCCCAGAGACTGGCGTTGTACGGTTGAAGCCTTCCATGCCTTTGACGGGGGCCACCTGTGCGATGCCTTGGATGCGAGACCATGCGTAGACGGCAGCCGTCTCATACCCTGTGTCGATGGCCAGCTTCGCCAGGGGCATGACAGCGCCGTGTTCATGCACCCATGTCTGGCCAAGGAGGGCCGTCAGCTGGTCCCAGCAGGCAGGATCATCTGGCCCGCCAGAGATCACGATGTGATCGACAAGCCAGCTTTCCAAACCACGGCCCCAGGCCCAAACATCGACCTCGATGCGATCCTTCTGCACGTCTGCTCCAGCGGTCAGAAACAGTCCCCGTGCAGGGATTTGGGCCACGAACGTCTCACGGCGATCAGCAAGGCGCTGCCATTCCGGCGCGTCGCCACTTTCGACCCATGTTTCGCCCAGCAGCGTGTTGCGCGCCGCGCGCAGCATCTCGTCCGAGCCTTGGGCCGCGAGCCAGTCGCGGGCGATCTGTTCCCAGCTTTTCCAGCCAATCGGCGAATAAAGCGCCGAGAGGTGAAAGCCGATCGCGTTCGGGTTGGCGGAAACCGCCGTGGCGCGCCACTCACCGCGTGCGAGCAGTTCGGTCTTGTGATGCTCGGCGATAGGCTTCTCGCAGCCTGCGCAATGATACATGGCAGTTTCTGGCTGCGCCTTGTCCCAGCGCAGCCGCTCGAACTGCAGCCATTGCATATGGCTGCAATGGGGACAGGGCACGAAGTAGCGCCGCTGGTCCGATGCCTCAAACTCACGCTCAATCCGGCTGAGCCCCCGGATGGTCGGGGTCGAGACCATGAACACCTTGCGGCGATGGGCAAAGGTTGTGGTTCGGGCCTCGGCCAGTGTGACCGGGTCACCTTCCTCGTCTGCGGATGCTGGATAGGCGTCAACCTCATCCAAAAAAACATAACGCGCGGGCATTGAGCGCAGGCCAGTGGCCGAGTTCGCCCCGGTCAACACCAGAATGCCGCCGGGGAATTCCTTCGATAGCATCGAATTGCCCGCGTCCCGCGAGCGGGCCGGGCTCACCTTTTCCCGCAGCGCCGGGCTGTCCTCGATCAGCGGATCAATCCGACCCCGCGAGGTACGTTTTGCCATCTCCAGCGTGGGCAGCACCGCCAGCATCGGGCCTGGCGCGTGGTGAATAACAAAGCCAATCCAGTTATTACCTGCTTCTGTGGCCCCAACCTGAGCGGCTTTCATGAAGCTGATCCGCTGCGCCGGGTGGCGCGGTGACAGCGCATCCATGATCTCGCGCAGATAGGGCGTGCGCGCGGTGCGATATTGCCCGGGTTCCGCGCTGGCGCGGGACGACAGCTTGCGATGCGCATCGGCCCATTCCGAGACTGTCAGATCCGGATCGGGCCGCATCCCCTGACGCCATATGCGCAGGATATCCTCGGCGCCGTCAAAGCCGAGGTCGAGCCCCTCGGTCAGGTCGCCGTCGTTCAGGCTGTGATCATGATCACCCTCATGCAAGCGAGACCCTGAGGTCTGCGAGGGCGGTGAGCTGCTCTCGGACATGGGTTTCCAGCACCCTTTGCAGGATCGCAGTTTTGATCGTCACGGGGGCTCCCGATGCTTTCTCCATCTCTGCGGATATTTGTGCGGCCATGAGGGCTGCCACGCGGGTGGGCCAGGTGACCCAGACATCGCGTTCTTGGCGGGCCAGACGAAACACCAGCGCCTCGGCCCGGGCGCGATCGACCAGCGTCCCCTTTTTCTTTTGCAGCGATAGCTGGCGTTCCTGCGCTTGGTAGACCGTTAGGGCCGTGCGCGCTTTTAGATAGGACGTGCTGTCGCCCGGGCCGGAAACCCCGCTGCTGCCGATTGCTGCGCTATCGCTGCCACTGGCAATCCCGCCTCGTGACCGCATCTGCTGATCGGGGTCTGTCATGGACCCGCGCCGTGCATCCGAGGCAGCAGCATTGATCGAACCGTCCTGAAACAGGACGAGCCGCCTGGTCTTGCGTGCCTTTTGCACGGCCCCGCGTGAGAGCCTGGAATGGTCGGCATAGGCGCGTTCAGACATACCTTCCATGGCGCTGTGAATATCCTTAACATATTGGAACTAAATGAGAATAATGATCTTATTCAGTTGATTACACTCCCACATAGAGTGACTCTGGGTGCAGGAAAAGATGCAACTCAGCCCCGGAGACAACGCCATGACCACGAAGACCACCACCCTCGCCAAAGCCCCCAGCGAAGCCCTGCTGCTGGAGATCGCAGCGAAGCATTTCCACACCGTCGAGACGCTGGAAACCCGCAACCGCGACCGCCTCGACTTCCATGATGTCGCCGTCTGGTCCATCCGCGCGGCGCTCGAGGAGGCTTTTGAGGCTGGACGCCGCGCCGCTTGAATCCCCACACGCCCACACCCCACTCCTGAAAGGACACGCACATGGCCATCGCCACCACTTCTGACACGACACGCATTTTCATCGACCGCAGCCGATTCACTCAGGCCATGACCGTGCCCGCGCTGCAGGGCCATTTCAACGACATCAGCCTGAACGCTGAGGTCTTCGAGATGGCGGGCCGGATCGGGATCGACTGCCTGACGATCGAGCTGGCCGATGTTGTCTCCGTCCTAAAACAGCACGGGTTCATTTGAGCCCGCGCAAACACCGCAACAAGGAGACAGTCATGAGCACGCGCGCGCAGATCGCCATCGAGATCGGACCCGGAGAATGGGCCCACATTTATTGTCACTTTGACGGCTACCCTGCCCATATGCTCCCAGCGCTGGCCCGCTGGGCGCCCGAGGACATCCTCGCGGCGAAGGAAATCCGTCAAGTGCGCGCGGACGCGCTGGACTGCTTTGATCCGCCCCGCGACCCAGTGATCCTGCAGCGCCCGACCTGTCAGCTCTGCCACCTCTACGTCTGGCGGGACGGGGGATGGATTGAACTCAACCCTGAAGCCCACGCCCCCGAAGGCGCAGCCCAATGACCAATCCCTCCCTGAACTGCCTGTCCGAAGACCACGGAGCCACCACTATGACCACGCACCCCATTCTACCCAGCCGCAACGAGGATTACGGGTTCTTCCGGGCCCTGACTGTTTGCCCGCATCGCGACCGCCGCAGCGCGGAGGTCTGGACGCTCGCCTTGCGCCTGATCGCTGATGCCATTGGCGTCGACAGCGAGGACGAGATGATCGGCATCCGTGATTTCCTCGACAGCCGCATGGGTCGCCACTTCGCCGACGATGTGGTCGGCAACATGACTGGCTGCAACATCGATACCGAGACTGCGATCGCATCCGCGATCCGCCGCTGGCAGGACTGGCGTATCAGCCGCAAGATCGAGCGCTGCGACGGGATCCCCGCAGGGCTGCCCTACTTGACGGGTTGGGTGCAGCATTTCGCCATCGCCTCAGCCATGGCCGAAAGCGACTGACCCAGAACCCGACCCCGACATGCCCATGACGACAAAAGGCCCAGATGCCCAAACTCACCGACACCCAGACCATCATCCTCAGCCGCGCCGCAACGCGTCCTGACAATCTGGCCATGCCGCTGCCCAAGGGGTTGCATGGGGCGGCCGCACAAAAGGCGGTGACCGCGATGATCACACGCGGCTGGCTCGAAGAGGTCGAGGCCAACCTTCGGCGCGGCGAGCCGCTTTGGCGCGAAACAGGCGATGGCCACGGCACCACGCTGGTTGCGACAGAAGCTGGCCTTGCCGCGATCGGGATAGAGCCGGTGGTGGCGACCACCATGAACAATCTGCGCATGTCCAGACTGGACCTGGCCTCTGCGCCGAAGGATGAAGCCGAAGCGTTGACTGATCCTGTCACGCCCAAGCCGATCGCTATCCGCGCTGGCACCAAGCAGGCGAAGATCATCGCGCTCATTCAGCGGTCCGAAGGCGTCTCGATCAGCGAAATCGTTGAGGTGACCGGCTGGGCTGCACATTCTGCCAGAGGCATGATCTCGGGCGGGTTGAAGAAGAAGCTTGGACTGCCGATCATCTCCGAAAAGGTTGATCAGCGGGGCACCGTGTATAAACTTGATGTGGCCTGACCTCAGCCATTACCTCAAGCGCGCGAACAGCCTGCGCAGGGCATAGCTGCGCAGTAGGGATATCCCCACAAAAACTGCGCCCAGCGCCAGATTGTCACCAAGGCTCGTGTGCAAGCCGAACCATTGGAACACGATGATCTGCGTCGCGAGCGCCAGGGCATAGCCCACCACCACATTGGTGAAAGCCTCTATCAGTGATCGGCGGCGAGACTGCATCACGCGGTCAGCCGTTGCGATTTGAGTGCCCCGAAGGTCTCTCCACTTTCTGCCAAAACAGCCTCTTTGCCGGTAAAGGTCTGCCAGCGCTCGATTGCTACATCAACATATGCCGGGTTCAACTCGACCCCGTAACACACCCGCCCTGTAGTCTCGGCCGCGATCAGCGTGGTGCCCGACCCCATAAAAGGTTCAAACACGGCCTGACCGGGGCTTGAGTTGTTCAGGATGGGGCGGCGCATGCATTCCACCGGCTTTTGTGTGCCGTGCACCGTGTCAGCATCCTGATCCTTGTTTGCGATCTGCCAGAGCGTCGTCTGTTTGCGATCGCCCGCCCAGTGGCCCTTGCCGGTCTTCTTCACCGCATACCAACAAGGTTCATGCTGCCAGTGATAATCGCCACGGCTCAGCACCAGCCGGTCCTTTGCCCAGATAATCTGCGACCGGATGTTGAAGCCCGACGCCACCAAGCTCTCGGCCACCTCTCCCGCATGTAGTGCACCGTGCCAAACATAGGCGACTTCACCAGGGAACAGCGACCAAGCCTCGCGCCAGTCAGCG